GGGCGAGGAAGGTCCGGTTCTTGACCGGATATGACCTTTTTTTAAACGTCCATTTCGTTACGCATTACCCCGCTCAGCGGCCAAAAATCCAGAAAGGAGGAGCCAAAATGAACACTGAAATGAAGATGGAGAAGAGAAAGCTCTCAGAACTCAGGCCAGCCGATTATAATCCGCGAAAAGCCCTGACGCCTGAGGACAAAGAATACCAGGATATCAAGCGAAGCATTGAAAAATTCGGGTATGTGGATCCCATCATCATAAATTCAGACGGAACCGTGATCGGAGGGCATCAAAGGCTGACTGTTCTCACGGACTTAGGGTATGAAGAGGCAGATGTTGTCGTTGTCGATCTTGATAAGAACGATGAGAAGGCTTTGAACATCGCTCTGAATAAAATAACCGGAGAATGGGACGAAATCAAGCTGAAAGACCTGCTCCTGGAGCTCGATCTGAACGAATACGACCTTCAGAATACCGGTTTTTCATCCGGAGAGATCGAAGATCTGTGCATCCGACTGGAAAAAGAGGTGGAAGCTGAAGATGATAACTTCGATTTAGAGAAAGAACTCGAAGAAATCGAGGAACCAATCACAAAGCGCGGGGATGTATGGATTCTTGGAAGCCACCGGCTCATGTGCGGAGACAGTACGGATCCGAAAGACGTGGCCGCTTTGCTGGCAGGAGATGAGGCAGACCTGGTAATCACGGATCCTCCGTACAATGTCGCGTATGGCGAAAAAACGGAATATATGAGCGAATCCGGCAGAGGCCAAGGCCAGGATCGGATTCTAAATGACAATATGGACGACGATAAGTTTTATCAGTTCATATACCAGGCGTACATGAGAGCCTACGAAGTAATGCGGCCAGGAGCGGCAATCTATGTATTCCATGCAGAGAGTTCCGGGCTCACATTCAGACAGGCATTCGTAGATGCCGGCCTGAAGCTTTCAGAGTGTCTGATATGGGAAAAGAATTCGTTTGTACTCGGACGAAGTGACTACCAATGGAGACATGAACCATGCTTGTATGGATGGAAAGAAGGAGCTGGCCACTATTTTATCGATGACCGTACACAGGATACGGTGCTTCTGGATGAAGAGAGAGATCTGGAATCCATGAAGAAGGAAGACCTGATCACATACATCGGGCAACTTGAGGAGTTCTTCAAAGACAAGACCACAGTTCTGTACGAGAATAAACCGGCCAGAAATGATGTTCACCCCACCATGAAGCCTGTGCCGTTGATTGGAAGGCTTATGAAGAATTCCTCTAAACCAAAATGGAACGTGTTGGATCTCTTCGGAGGAAGCGGATCCACGTTAATGGCAGCGGAGCAGCTGGACCGCAATGCTTATTTGATGGAACTCAGCGAAAAGTTCTGCGATGTAATCGTAAAACGCTGGGAAGAATACACGGGCAAGAAAGCAGTCCGTGAATCTGATATGAACCTGGAGATTTCGTTGTGAGTGAAGAACTTCAGGCGGTAATCAGGGGGGGGCTCGGCATGAGTGAGAACGGAGAAGTAAAAGGTAGCTACTACCGAACGGAAGTAATCGCTCAGCTCTTCGGAGTCAGCGTCCGAAGGATACAGCAGCTAACCCAGGAGGGTGTGATAAAGACAACCAAGATTATAGATGACGGAAGAAGCGTCCGCAGATATGACCTGGTTCCAACAATTCAAAGTTACATCCAGTATTTATCTGAGAAGGCCTACGGAAAAGCAGGACGATCAGAAAAGGAGATGGAACTGCGAGAAAAAAAGATGGAAGCAGACGCGATGCTAAAAGAATCACAGAGTGAGCTGCATCGAATCAAGACAGAAATCGCAGCAGGAAGGTACATCTCTATAGAGGAAGTCAAAATGGACTACTCAAAATTTTTTGTTGTATTTAAGAAATTCGCAATGGCACTCCCGTCAAGAATCATCGGAATGATATCCGGAGCATTGGAGCCGGCAGAGTCCAGGCGTGTGGAGAAGGAGATCGCAGATGAGATCAACCGCCTCCTCGGAGCGTTTGTGATTGCCGGAATCGTAGGTCCGGAAGATGCGAAAGAAGAGAAGAAACGTGGAACTAAAAAGAAAAAGGATCCAGATACGAAAGTATAACACTTCTCAGTACATCAAGGAGGCTATGCGCCAGTTGAAGCCACCGGAAGACCTGTCCGTTTCAGAATGGGCAGACAAATACCGAATGCTGGACTCGAAGACATCCGCGATGCCTGGTCCGTGGAGGAATGATAAGACTCCGTACCTAAAAGACGTCATGGATGAGCTGAGAAACTACGAGACAGAAGAGATTATCTTCTGCAAATGTACGCAGGTAGGAGGTACAGAGGCGCTTCAAAATATGATCGGATACATCATTCAGCAGGATCCATCCCCAACGATGATCGTATATCCGACAGATAAGCTGGCAGAGAGTATCAGTGAGAACCGTCTGGAACCGATGATCCTGGCGAGCAAAAGTCTGAAGAACCTCTACAACAAAAACGAATCCTCGAAATTGGAAATGCAATTCGAGGGAATGTATCTGTCACTGGCCGGAAGTAACTCACCTTCATCACTGGCCAGTAAAGCCATTAAGTATCTGATGCTTGATGAGGTTGATAAGTACCCAGGAGCATCAAAGAAGGAAGCGGATCCGATCTCACTGGCAAGAGAGCGAACTAAGACCTTCCAGAATAGGAAGATCTACATGACTTCAACACCGACTCTGAAGAGTGGCCATATATGGAAAGCCCTGGAAGGGGCAGACATTGAAAAGCACTACTTTGTACCATGTCCGCACTGCGGAGAGTACATAGAGTTGAAATTCGCACAGCTCAGATTCCCTTCAGGAGACGACATGAGCAACCAAGACAGAGCCGATATGGCTGTGTACGTTTGCCAGGAGTGCGGATGCACGATAACAGATCAGCACAAAGATGAAATGCTGCGCTACGGAGAATGGCGTGCAGTGCGGAAGAGTACGAAGAACAGCAAGAAAGTAGCCTACTGGATCAATACGCTTTATTCGCCATTTGTCAGATTCTCCGAAATTGCGAAAGAGTTTCTGGATAGCAAAGACGATCCGGAGAAGCTTCAGAACTTCGTAAACTCCTGGCTTGCAGAGCCATGGGAGGACACCAAACTGAAGACATCTGCAGAAACCGTCATGGAAAGACAGACAACCCTGCCAGAACTTGTGGTTCCGGATTGGGCGAGATTCCTAACCGGAGGAGTCGATGTGCAGGAGACTTGCTTGTATTGGAGTATACGAGCCTGGGGCCCGTACATTACAAGCCAGAATATCTGTCACGGCCAGGCGCTATCTTTCCAGGAAATCGAGCGTGTGATGAATCTACCGTATCAGAGAAAAGATGGGGAACAGATCATCGTGTCGCTGTGCCTGATCGATTCAGGATACGATGCCGACAGTACCTATGATTTTTGCGCGAACAATTCAGACTGGGCGCTTCCGGTCAAGGGTTCCAGTAACCCGATGCTATCTCATTTCAAAATGTCAAAGATCAATAAGCCAGACAGCAGAGCACATGGAATGAACCTGGTTCTGGTGGACGGTGATAAGTATAAAGATATGATCGCAGCCAGAATGATGAAAGACAACGGACGCGGAGCCTGGATGGTTTACGACGGATGCGACATGGAATATGCGGAACAGGTAACCGCAGAACACAAAGTCAACGTGAAAACGGGAAATCGAACCGTTCAGAGGTGGGTGCCAAAGAAGAGCCATATCGATAACCATTACCTGGATGCAGAAGTGTACGACATGGCAGCAGCAGACATCCTCGGAGTCAGAACGATCCATCTGGAAGAGGAGATAGCGCAGCAACCACAGCAAAAAGAACCGGAGCAGCATACTCCGGAAGAAACATGGATCAATACAAACGAAAACTGGATTCATTAAGGAGGTGGACAAGTGGCAGCAGAAGAACAGCTCACAGCGTCGCAGATGCTGAGCCAAGTAAATCAGGCGATCATGAACATTATGGTCGGCGGCCAGTCTTATCAGATTGGATCACGTAAGCTGACCAGAGCAGATTTGTCCACGTTGCGAGCCATGAAAAAAGAACTGGAAGCACAGGTAAATGCGGAAGGAAGCTCAGAGCTCCTGGACAATACCTATGTGGCCGTGTTTGAAGGAAGGTAGGGAAGAAAATGAGTTGGTTAGATTCAGCAATCGCTTTCTTCTCACCGGAATGGGGAGCGAAAAGAGAAGCGTGGAGACAATACAGAGAAGAACTTCGGCACTATGATGCTGGAGATTATGGACGCCTGAATGCCAGATGGTACGCCACAAATTCTTCAGGAGAAATGACAGACCGGATGTACCGGTCAACAGTCAGAGCAAGAGCCCGCGATCTGGAACGAAACAGCGACATCATGAACTCTGTGACAGGAGCTTACAAGAGAAACGTGATCGGTTCAGGGTTCCAGCTTCAGGCAAATACCGGCAATCAGAAGAAAAATAAAGAGCTGGAGGATCTGTGGAACAGATGGTGCAAAGCAAGGAATTGTGATGTAACCGGAACGCAGAGTCTAAATCAGATTCTAAGAATGGCAGTCGTCCGGAAGAAAGTAGACGGAGGAATCCTGTTCGTGAAGAGATACACGAAAGAGGGAATCGTACCGTTCCAGCTGCAGATGATGGAAGTCGATGAATTAGACACCATGATCAATGCATCTGAAGGTCAGAAGAATCGAATCGTCGGAGGAATTGAATATAACCAGTACAACAAGCCGGTGGCTTATTACTTCCGGCAATACGGTATCGATGGATTCAGTATCGGAGAGGCCGTAAGGATTCCGGCGAAAGATGTGATCTTCTATTACACAAAAAAAAGACCGTCTCAGATCAGGGAAATGAGCGATATGACTCCAACAGTAACGCGGATCCGCGATACAAACGAGTTCATGACAGCTGTATCTGTGAAGGAAAGGATCGCAGCCTGCCTCTCTGTGTTCATTAAGAAATCACTGCCTCCGGTGGGGATTGGAAGAACCGGAAGCAATGCAGCAAATGCGGGGCAGCACAGTTATGACGGAAAGACGTTGACGCCTGGAATGATCAAGGAGCTGAATGCAGGAGATGAAGTTCAGGTCGTTAACCCGACAGGGCAGGCAACAGATGCCACGTCTTACACCAAGCTGCAGCAGAGACTGATAGGATCAGGACAAGGGCTTTCTTACGAAGCAACATCCAGAGATATGAGTGAAACGAATTATGCATCCGCACGCCAAGGCATGATTGAGGACGAAATGACCTATCAGGAGGAAGAAGAAGCAATCCTGGAGATTTTAGACGAAATCTATGAAACGTTTGTCATTTCCTGTGTCCTTGCGGGAAAAATTTCACTGAGTGATTTCTGGAATAAAAAAGACAGCTACATGGCTCACGGATGGGTAAAACAGCCGAAGAAGTGGATTGATCCTCTGAAAGAATCATCCGCAACCAAGACTGCGCTCAACACGGGGCAGAAGACGTATAAACAGATTGCAGCAGAAGCCGGTAAAGACTGGAGACAGCAGATCGACGACACTGCAGAAGTTATCAAATACGCCAGAAGTAGGGGCGTTGATATGGAAGGGGTGATATTCGGTGGAAAGACCAATGCACAGCCAGACGCCAGCTCTGATGGCAGCCAAAAAGAGGGCAATGCCTCTAACGGGGACGAGCCTAAAAAGGGCGACGGAGCCAACGGAGAAGGCGTCAAAGAAGGAAAAGAATAAGGGATTCCGTGAATTAACAGGAGTCTCTCTCAGAAGTATTGAAGGAGAAGGAAACGAAAGAAAATTCGAGCTTTCCTTCTCAAGCGAGGAACCGTACATGAGGTGGTTCGGCCAGGAAATCCTGGACCATCACACAGAGGGTTCGGTAGACCTTAGCAGATTGAATTCAATCGGGTGCGTTCTTTTCAATCACAACAGAGATAAGGTGATCGGAAAAATCAACCGTGCCTGGGTTGAAGATAAAAGAGGCCACGCGGAAATCGAATTCGATGAAGATGAGGCTTCAGAAGTAATCTACCAGAAAGTCAAAAGCGGGACACTGAAAGGCGTATCCGTAGGCTACATCGTAGAGAACTGGGAAGAAGTAATGGCAAATAAACAGTCCGAGGATGGCTTTGTCGGCCCGTGCTCCATAGCAAGGAAGTGGGCGCCTTATGAGGTGAGCATCGTATCTGTGCCGGCTGATCCAACTGTAGGCGTTGGAAGATCTGAAGAAGATCCGGACGCTGAAGGAGACGGAGATGTTCAGGAAAGAGATGCCAGCATGGACATGTATGAGCGCCAGCTTCAAATCAACAAAAATTATATGGAGGTAATGAAATCATGACACTTGAACAGATGATCAACGAGCAGCAGATGCTCCTGAATGCAGCAAGAACTCAGGGAAGATCACTGACAGCAGAAGAGCAGGCAAGATTTGACTCTCTTCAGGGAAGCATTGATGCAGCAAGAGCTGCATCACCAAGCGGAGGCAATGGAACAGGTTCTGAAGGTCACCAGCGTGAAGGAGAATCTGGAGAAGGCGAAGGAGATGGATCAGAAGATCCGGATGCCGCACAGAGAGCTATGCAGGCAGAGAGAACTAGAATCCAGAATATTCGTAGCATGTGCCGCGACTTCAATGTGGAGCCAGATCAGTACATTCAGAACGGATCAACAGAAGATCAGGTAAGAGCTGCAATTCTGGAAGGCCTTAGATCTACCGGAGCACCGGTAAGTACGGGCGTAAGAGTTACAGAGACGGCAGAGGATAAGTACAGAGCTGCGGCTGCAGATGCACTCATTCTCAGAAGCGGCCTGCAGTTAGATAACCCAGCAGAAGGAGCTAGAGATCTGATGGGAATGTCTCTCAGAGATATGGCAATCGAATGCCTGAATCAGGATGGACAGTCAGTACCAGGACTGAACAGAAGATCCAATGAGGAAATCTTCAACATGGTAATGCAGAGAGGATTCTATAATCCGACAGCAGCATTCCCGGCAATCCTCGATAACACAATCGAGAAAGCATATAAGGAAGGTCACAGAAAAGCAGCCGTAACTTTTGATAAGTTCACAAAGAAAGGCAGTCTGAAAGACTTTAAAACACATGACAACTATTACATCGCCGGACCGGTTGGCGAGTTCAAAGAGGTTCCAGAAAATGGAGAGCTGAAGCATGACGTATTCGAGGATGCTAAGCTGCCAACCAGAAAACTGAAGACATACGGCCGCCAGTTCACATTGAGCCGCCAGGCGTTCATCAATGATGACATCGGTCTCGTTACAAGCATCCCGGCTAGATACGCAGCTTCTGCACGAAAAACAATCAATGGACAGGTATTCGATGTTCTTCTTACCAATCCGGTGATTTATGACGGAGTTCAGCTCTTCGGAACAGCTCATAAGAACTTACTCGCATCCGGAACAGGAATCACTCAGGATGCAGTGCAGACAATGATCATGGCTCTGTCTAACCAGAAGGACCAGTTCGGACAGTCTATCATCATTAGACCTGCAAAAATCGTTTGCGCGGCTGGTATGGAATTTGAAATTTACACACTTTTCAACAGCCCAACCATCAACACCACCGACAATACACAGGCAGTGAACCCTCTGTTCCAGTACAGAGACAGCATCGAGGTAATCCCGGATCCGACAATCAATGCGAAATGCGGAGGTCTCGGAAATGTAATGCCTTGGTTCATGTTTGGAGATGCGTCCGACACAGACGGAATCGAAGTAGATTATTTGAACGGTCAGGAAATCCCAACCATCAGAAGAATGGAAACAGCTGGACAGCTTGGCTTTGTTTGGGATATCTATCTCGATTGGGGTATTTCAGTAATGGATTACCGCGGAATCGTAAAGAATCCAGGAAAAACAGTAGAAACAAAACTGGCACTTGCGTAAAGGAGGCGTGAAAGATGAGCAAAGCAGAATACTGGCAGCGAGGAGAAACCCTCGACTTCGTAAATAGCACAGGGAAAGTGATTGAAGCTAACACCATTATCGTTCTCGGACAGAGAATGGGAGTTGCTGGAACAGAGATCCCTGCTGGCGAAAAAGGAACTGTGCACGTGGAAGGTATTTATAGTTTTCCAAAAGCAAAGTCAACAGCAATCACAGCTGGGGCACTCGTGTACTGGGATAAGACAAATAATTGTCTTACAACTACTTCAACATCCAACATCCTGGCTGGATACGCAGCTGAAGCAGCAGGAGAGAACGATGCCACCGTTCTGGTAAAAATCAATGGATAAGATTCCCGCACTTATTGCGAAAAGACCGATCTTACATCTGGCGAAGTTGTATCACGTGGGAGATGAACTCCCGACTTCGGATCCGGTCATGCTTGATGCGTGGCTGGATGCAGGATCCGCAGAGTGGCAGAAGGATCCTGCGGAAGTAGAAGAAGTACCTGCAGACAAACAGCAGG